TTCAAATATGGAGGATATAGATGACTGAAACTGTTCCAAATCGAGTAGATAATTTTGGCAGTGATACCCCAAAACCTGTAGAAGAACAGGAAGCTGGACTTACTGTTGAGACGTTAGACTCGCACACGGAAAAATTACCGCACCCCACAGGATATAGAATATTAATTCTACCCTTTACACCACCATCAGTAACTAAAAGTGGAATACATTTAGCGAAACAAACTGTTGATAGAGAATCACTAGCAACTGTTGTTGGCTATGTTGTTAGGCTTGGACCTGATGCGTATGGAGACGAAAATAAGTTTCCAGACGGAGCTTGGTGTCAAGAAGGTGATTGGGTTATATTCGGAAGATATGCTGGAGCTCGTTTTAAGATTGAAGGAGGCGATATGCGTCTTTTAAACGATGACGAGATTTTAGCTGTAATCGATAATCCTGAGGATATATTATCATAAACGTGGAGAATACCATGCAAGAAGAAGCACAAAAAATAGAACTAGAACTTCCTGAAGGGGAAGTCGATATAAGAGAAGCTGACGTAGACGATTCGATTACGGAAGTGGAAGAAGCTCCTGTTCAAGAGGCTGTTGACTCTGGAGAACAGGAATTAGATCAAGTTAGCGAAAGCGTACAAAAACGTATAGATAAGCTAACTTATAAAATGAGAGAGGCTGAAAGACAACGCGACGAGGCAGTAAATTACGCTCAAAGCGTTCATACAGATAATACTCAGCTAAAAGAAAAATTAAAGAATTCCGATTCTTCCCTTTTCAAAGAGTACGACAATAGGATACAATCGGATCTTGAAAGAGCCAAAATCAACTTAAGAGAGGCTCAAGAAAAGGGAGATCCTGATGATATTGCTAGTGCAACAGAATTACTTTCAAGGAGTGCAGCAGAAGCTGAAAACCTTAAAAGACTTTCTGCGCAACAACAAGCAAGACAAACTTCTACTGAGGAAGAAGTTCAGGTTCCTAATTTTCAACAATCTACAGCGCCTCAACCAGATCCAAAAGCAGAGGCATGGGCTAATAAAAACGAATGGTTTGGGAATGATCAAGCTATGACTTACGCAGCCTTTGGGATACATAGACAACTTATAGAAGAAGGAGTTGATCCTCATTCTGACAGTTACTATGATCAAGTAGATGCTAAAATTAGACAGTATTTTCCTCAAAAGTTTTCGGAAGAGCAATCTGCACCCGCGCAGCAAGTTGCAGCTTCTAGCAGAGGTGCTATAGGCAAGAAAAGTAGTGCGCGCAAAATAAAACTCACGCCAAGTCAGGTAGCAATAGCTAAAAGACTTAACGTGCCACTAGAAGAATATGCAAAACATATTGAGCAAGGAGTATAAACATGACAGATAACAATAATACAAGAAACTCCAGGTCTGCAGAGACTCGAGAAACTCAAACTCGCAGAAAACCTTGGCAACCCCCGTCTATGTTAGACGCCCCTGAAGCCCCTCCTGGATACCAACATCGTTGGATCCGTGAGTCCATAAGAGGACAAGATGATAAATCTAATATGTCAAAACGTATTAGAGAGGGATATGAACCTGTGAGAGCAGAAGACTATCCTGATTTCGAAGCCCCTACAATAGACGACGGAAGCAGGTCGGGAGTCATAGGAGTTGGAGGTTTAATACTCGCAAAAGTTCCAGTCGAAACCGCACAAGAAAGAGACGCTTATTTTAAATCACAAACAGCGGATCAACTTAACGGTGTAGACCATAACTATATGCGAGAAAGCGATCCTAAGATGCCCATTAAAGATAGTGATATCCAAAGGTCGTCAAAGGTTCAATTTGGTAGTCGACCCAATAATGAGTCGTCTGATTAATAATAATTTTATATAGAGGTATATAACATGGCTAATACTGATGCCCCTAACGGGTTCACGCCAGCTTACCACATGTATGGAGGAGTTATTAGACCTGCTCGTATGAGAATCGCTAGTGGCTACGGCACTTCAATTTTTAGTGGAGACGTAGTTACACTTTCTAGTGGTTATGTTCAACAAGCGGGAGCTACTGACACCCCTATAGGTGTGTTTTACGGCGTATTTTACACAGCTACTGACGGCGAGCCTACTTTTTCTAAAGTATGGACTGCCTCCACTGCTACTCAAGGAAGTGCGGATGCCGAAGCTTTGGTTTATAACGATCCTGGAATCGTTTACGAAGCTCAATTTACTGCGGGAACACCTGCTGTAAGTTTTATCGGCAATAAGTACACGCTTTCTACAACTGCTGGTTCTACAACCAACGGTAGATCAAAAGAAGGTGTTACTGCAACTACTTCCTCTGGTGTGGCGTTATGCGTAGGTTTTAACTTAGCTCCATCGAATTCGATTGGCGCTTATGCAAGAGCTTACTTCACATTCCCGACCAATACATTTGCGGTCTAATTTAGGAGAATAAACAATGGCAATTAATAGAGCACAATTAGTCAAAGAGTTAACTCCTGGACTACATGCACTGTTTGGACTAGAGTATGATCGTTATGACAACGAACATGAAGATATCTTCGACACAGAAACTTCTGAAAGAGCTTTTGAGGAAGAAGTAATGCTAACTGGTTTCGGTGAAGCATCTGTTAAAGGTGAAGGCGCAGGAGTCGTTTACGACACAGCGCAAGAAGCTTGGACAGCCCGCTATTCACATGAAACTGTAGCGTTAGCTTTTGCTTTAACTGAAGAAGCTATTGAAGATAATCTTTATGATACTCTTGCTTCAAGGTACACAAGAGCGTTAGCACGTTCAATGCAAACAACTAAACAAGTGAAAGCAGCGAATGTTCTTAATAACGCCTTCAACTCCAGCTTTGTTGGTGGTGATGGTAAAGAACTTTGCGCGACTGATCACCCAACGGTTGCTAACATTGACCAGAAAAACGAGCTTAGTACAGCAGCAGACTTAAACGAAACTTCACTTGAACAAGCACTAATTGATATTGCTGACTTCAAAGATGAAAGAGGTTTAAAAATAAACGCACAAGCAACGAAATTAATAATTCCACCTGCTTTGCAATTTACTGCTGACAGACTTATGGAAAGTCCTGGAAGAGTTAACACTTCTGACAACGATATCAATGCTATAAGAAATATGGGCATGGTTTCAGGCGGATATGCGGTAAATCACTATCTAACAGATACTGACGCATTCTTCCTAAAAACTGATGTTCCTAATGGTCTTAAGCACTTCGTTAGAACACCTGTATCAACAAGCATGGAAGGCGACTTCGAAACTGGAAATGTTAGATATAAGGCTAGAGAGCGTTACAGCTTCGGATTCAGTGACTGGAGAGGAATCTTCGGTTCACCAGGAGCGTAAGTTCTATCTGGTTCGTATGGAAAGGGAGGCTTCGGCTTCCCTTTTCTTTTTGAAATTTATAAGATAGAATGACAAAAGATCTAGGGAAAAAATAATTTATCTATCGACTGACCTAGCAGACTCGCCAAGACGATAGAGTATTAAGGAGACTTAATTATGGCAAAATCGACATTTTCAGGACCAGTTAAATCTTTAGCTGGTTTTATTTCAGCAGGTAATGCAGTAGTAGTAAGCCTAACGGCGGACACTTCACTTACGGTAGCGGCACACGCAGGTAAAATACTAACTTGTAACGATGCAGACGGTAAATTTACTTTACCAAGTATTGTAGCTACAGCACCAGGAAGAGACGATGATCCTAATCAAACTAACAATTTAGGTGCAAGTTTTTTCTTTGTTGTTGAAACAGCTGCAACAGATATGGACATACTAACAGACGGAACTGATAAGTTTGTTGGTGGTCTTTATTCAGGTAAAGACGATGCTTCAGGTAAAGTGTTTATATCTGGTGCGTCAAATGATGTAATTACTATGAACGGAAGTACAAAAGGCGGACTCGCTGGCAGTATTGTAAAAGTAACTGCAATAGCTTCTGCAAAGTATGCTGTTGAAGGAATTATTTTAGGTTCAGGAACTATAGTTACACCATTCGCCGACGCTTAATAGGAGACTAATATGAGCTCATCAGATGTAAAAGCCTCAGTACCTTTGACCGCTACTGGTCAATTACAAGGTACTATAGGAAGTGGAGCGGGTACAGCAACTAATTTGGGACCATTGAGAATCCAATCTGTACAAGCTCAATCTAGCGATGCTGATGCTACTATAAAGGTGTACGACGGTACAAGTGCTTCTGGAACTAAACTTCTAATGGAATTTAAGTTTGGTAGTGCGGCAAACGAATCGTTTGACCATTACTTACCAAACGATGGAGTTTATTTTAAAAATGGAGCATACGTCGTATTAGCTAATTGCGACTTTTTCGTTGCTTATCATTGTTAAAATATGGCAACCTCAGGAACTCGTACATTTAGTTTAGATGTAGCGACAGCAATAGAAGAGGCATATGAACTTGCGGGCTTGGAAGCCCGCACGTCATATGACGCAGTTACTGCTAGGCGTTCTTTAAATATTATGTTTGCAGATTGGGCAAACAGAGGTATTCAGATGTGGGAAGTTGTTAAAGTTGAACAAACTTTGACAAAAGGAGATGAAACATATACCTTAAACCAATACGATATCGATATTTTAGATGCGTATATTCAAAGAACAGTCGGAACTACAGTAACTGATTTTTCATTAAGTCGTGTTGATCGTAATGAATATGTAAATATTCCCGTAAAGGCGACGGAAGCTAGACCAACACAGTTTTGGCTAGAAAGATTAATAACACCTGTTATCCATCTTTATCCCACACCAGAGAACTCAACCGACAAACTCATTTACTATTCTTGGCAAAGAATTCAAGATGCTACGGCATCTGTAAATGATTTAGATATCCCAAATAGGTTTATGCCTTGTTTGGTTTCAGGTTTAGCATATTATCTTTGTTTAAAAAAGAACACCCAAAAGCTTTCTGTGATTCAGCCTTTATACGAAACAAATTTAGAAAACGCTATTAAATATGATGAAGATAGATCATCCGTTCATTTAGTACCTGACAGGAGAGGATATCCTTAATGGCTTACGCAACAGGTAAATATGCAAATGCAATCTGTGATAGATGTGGATTTAAATATCCATATCTTTCTATGAAAACTGAATGGGATCACACTAGGGTTTGTCCTGAATGTTATGAACCTAAACACCCACAATTAGATCCCGTGCATCCTCCTGTCGATGCAGAATCATTATGGCAACCAAGACCCGATGTTTCATTACCTCAAGCACAGCTGGGTAGAGTTACCACTAGAAATCCTTCTGACGCAGTTATTAGTCAAAAAGGAACAAATATGATGAGGTTTAGAGACGATCCAAACATAGGAAGTGCGTTTTCTGGAGAACAAGGAAAAACAGCTTTGGGTGATGTAACAGTGAGTACAGACTAATGGCAGCAGGATTTACATATAGCGAACTAACAACTGCTATCCAAAATTATATGGATAACAGTGAAACCACCTTTACCAACACAATACCGACGTTTATAAAACAAGCAGAGGAAAAGATTCTAAAATCTGTAGAATTACCTGTTTTTAGAAAAAACGTTACAGGAACGGGTTCGTCAGGAAATACGTATTTGGCAACTCCTACCGATTTTTTAGCTCCTAATAGTTTAGCAGTTATAGATAGCAGCAGTAATTATAATTATTTATTATTAAAACACGTTTCTTGGATTAGAGATTATACACCTGCTTCAGCTACAACAGGAGAGCCTTTGTTTTATGCTTTATTCGATGACGACACTTTTATTTTAGCTCCGACGCCAAATAGTAACTTTACGTTCGAATTACATTACTTCTATAGACCAACTTCTTTAGTAGATTCTGGAGATAGTGGTTCTACATGGCTGTCAACTAATGCTTCTAATACTTTGTTATATGGCGCTTTAGTTGAAGCAGCTATTTTTATGAAGCTAACCCCTGCAGAAATACAAACTTATGATGTTAAGTATCAAGAAGGTTTGCAAAGATTAAAACTATTAGGTGAGTCAAAAGATGAGAGGGACGAGTCAAGATATGATAGTCTTAGAACACCTCCTCAATAAAAATGATAAAAGAACCCATTCGCGAATTAGAAAATGCAAACGTTGCTTTGGTGGCAATGGGTCAAAGTCAAATAGATTATCATTTATCAAGAACACATAGCCTAGCTTTTGATGAGATATGGGCTATAAATGCCATGATTGGTGTTCTTCCAGAAATAGATCGAGCTTTTATTTTAGATCCAATGTCCAGGTTTTTAGATACTGAAGACGCAGGAAGCATGACTCAAATGATGAGGAAATATCTTCCTCAAGCTAAATATCCTATTTATACTTGCGAGCTAGATGAAAGAATTCCTTATGCAGAAGAATATCCTTTACCTAATTTAGTTGAAGACTTAGGCTGTGCATACTTTAATAATACAGTCGCCTATGCAATAGCTTTTGCTTTATGGAATAAGGTAAGTCATTTAACAGTTTTTGGCGTAGACTTCACATATAAAACTAATATGCATTTTGCTGAATCAGGTAAGGCTTGTTGTGAGTTTTGGTTAGCTAAGTGCATGGAAAACGGAATAGACGTCTCTGTAGCTCCTCGATCTAATCTTTTAGAAACTAACGTAGATACTAAAGAAAAATTGTATGGTTATCATCGTTTAAAAGATCCAGTTGTTGCTTATTCAAAAAATGGTACAATGAGTGTATGTAATTGGTCTGAGGTAATAAAAGAGGAAACTCCTAAAATACCTCAGATGATTGATAGAAATGATTTACCACCAGAACCAGAGGAGTATTAATGTTTTCACTTAATTCTGATACAGAAGTTGGCAACCTTGGAGTTGTCACGACAAATCACAGAGGGCATACTGTAGAAGAAGTCGCACAAATGGCAACTGATAGATTAGTTTCTATTAGCGACACTGCCCCTGCACCCATTAGGGATCAGGCGCATGTTTTTAAAGAAGCATGCAAACACGTTATTACCTATTACATGAACGAGGCTGTAAAAAACCATGTTTGTACAATATGTAATGAGTTAGAAAAACAAGGTCAGAAAGACCTAGCAAATATTATAAGGAGACTATAATGGCTATAACACAAGCAATGTGTACTTCCTTTAAAAAAGAACTTTTAGAAGGTGTACACAATTTTAAAGCTTCGGGTGGCAACACCTTTAAGCTGGCATTATACACAAGCTCTGCTACGATGAGTGCAGCTACTACAGCGTTTACCACAACTAACCAAGCAAGTGGAACTAATTACACATCAGGTGGAGCAGCTTTAACTAATGTAAATCCAACATCATCTGGAACTACAGGGTTTACAGATTTTAATGATCTTACATTTGGAACAGCTACAGTTACAGCAAGAGGTTGTATGATCTACAATGACTCTGCTTCTGGTGATCCAGCTGTTGCTGTGTTTGATTTTGGCGGTGATAAAACATCAACTGCGGGAAGCTTCACTATTCAATTTCCAACAGCTGACGCAAGTAACGCAGTTATAAGAATAGCGTAACTTTAAATGTCAGGTTGGGGTCGAGCTGGCTGGGGCGAAGGTCCTTGGGGTCAGCCCGCAATAGTTAATGTAACTGTAAACCTTACAGGTGTTGCAGGGACTTCTGCGTTAGGTACAGAAACAGTATCTTGTGACGCAAACGTAACTGAAACAGGTGTTACTTGTACAGGTTCGGTTGGGTCACTTACAGCTACAGGACAAGCTAATGTTACAGAAACAGGTCTAGCAGCAACTTCTGCACTAGGCTCAGTTACTGTTTCTGCAAGTGCAGTTGTAACTGAAACAGGTCTAGCAGCCACTAGCGGTCTAGGTTCTTTGGTTGCTACAGGTGCAGCAAACGTAACTGAAACAGGTCTAGCGGGCACAAGTGGTTTAGGCTCCCTTACAGCCACAGGCACAGCTAATCAAGCTGTAACAGGTCTAGCGGGCACAACAGCACTGGGTAATGTAATTACCGCAGGGGCTGCAATAACAGGTGTTTCAGGCACGGCTTCTACAATATCATTAGGCGATGAAACAGTAACAGGCGATGCTAACATATCTCCTACAGCTGTAACAGCTACAGGAGCGATAGCAAGTCTTACTATCCTTACTGAAAATAACATCAGTATTACAGGTGTTTCAGGAACAGGAGAAGTAGGTACATTAACTATAAATGCTCAAGCAATTTTAGTTTTAACAGGAGTACAAGCAACAGGAGCTGTTAGTCAAATACTGGTTTGGGGACCTGTAGATGACTCGCAAACCCCTAATTGGTCTGGAATAACAGACTCGCAAACCCCTAATTGGACAAGTGTTTCAGATTCTCAAACCCCAGGATGGGAAGAAGTTGCTTAACACTTATGAAAAAAGAGAATATAATCAAAATGTACGGAGAAATAAATGGCTACTTATGTAAATGATTTAAGACTTAAAGAAATTTCTACTGGCGATGAGTCAGGTACTTGGGGAACAAGTACGAACACCAACCTGGAATTGATTGGAGAAGCTTTAGGTTTTGGTACTGAAGCTATCACTACTAACGCTGATACTCACACCACTACAGTTGCTGATGGAGCAACTGATCCTGGTAGAGCTATGTACCTTAAATATACAGGTACACTAGATTCAGCCTGTACGATTACGATTGCACCAAACACTATAAGTAGGGTGCAGTTTATAGAAAACGGCACAAGCGGATCTCAAAACATTATTATTTCACAAGGTTCTGGAGCTAACATAACTATACCTCCAGGTGATGTAAAAGCAGTCTACTTAGATGGTGCTGGTAGTGGAGCAGCAGTAGTAGACGCTTTTGCTAGTCTTTCAACAGTAGACTTAAAAGTACAAGACGATTTAACAGTTACAGATGATGTTTCAATAGGTGGAGATTTAGCTACAACAGGAGCTTCTACAGCAGCTAGTTATAACGGCATAACCAGTAAGACTTTTGGAACTTCATCAATTATGATTGGTGATAATGCTACAGGAACTATAGATGCTGCTAACTATAATGTTGGGTTAGGTGTTGATGTCTTTGCAGCTTTAACTACTGGTGATAATAATGTAGCAGTTGGGTTTAATTCTTTAGCAGCAACCACGACAGGACTTCAAAACACAGCAGTAGGCTCTGGTGCTTTAGATGCTTTAACAACAGGTTCTTCAAACGTGGCTGTTGGAGCAAATGCTTTAACAACAGATACTCTAGGTCAAAATTCTGTAGCTGTAGGTAGACAAGCTTTATTTACACAAAACTTTACTTCGGCTACTGATGCTTATAATGTGGCAGTAGGAGCTAATGCGGGTCTTTTGATAACTACAGGAACAGGTAATGTTGCTATCGGTGGTTTAGCTTTAGATGCAAACACAACAGCAGATAACAATACAGCAGTCGGTTATTCTGCCTTAGGTGCAAACACTACAGGCTCACAAAATACTGCGGTAGGAAAAGATGCTTTACTAACTTCTACGACTGCTAGTGACAACGTAGCAATTGGACATGATGCATTACGCTTGTCAACAACTGGTGGTAATAGTGTTGCGATTGGTGTAGATGCTTTAAGGGCAAATACTACAGGTAATACAAACGTAGCTGTAGGTCAAAAGTCTTTACAAGCAAACACAGAAGGTGACAGAAATGTTGCAGTTGGTTATCAATCATTAGCCTTAATGAATCCATCTTCTGATTCTGACACATATAACGTAGCTGTTGGGTACAATGCAGCATATGCTACAACTACAGGTGACCAAAATGTAGCTATCGGTGGTTTAGCTTTAGATGCAAATACGACAGGTTCAGAAAACACAGCAGTAGGATATGGTGCTTTATCAGCAGCTACTACAGCAGACAATAACATAGCAATGGGTTATTTAGCCTTGCAAGACAATACAACAGGAACAAGTAATGTTGCTGTTGGCACAAATGCTTTGAAAGAAAACACTACAGCTTCTAATAACACAGCAGTTGGTCACGATGCTTTAGCATTAAACACTACAGGCTACAGTAATGTAGCAGTTGGTATGAATGCGTTAGATGCGAACACTACAGGTTATGTTAATTTAGCTGTTGGAGTTGGTGCTTTAGGAGCAAACACCACAGGACATACAAATATAGCAGTAGGTTTGAATACTATGTCTGCTAATACTGAAGGACAAGAAAACGTAGTTGTAGGTCATAATGCCTTGGATGCGAATACTACTGGTAATTACAACACAGCTTTCGGTAGGTCGGCTCTTGGTAGTGCAACTACAGCTTCAAATAATACTGCTGTAGGTTATACAGCTTTATTTGCAAACACAACAGGAACACAAAATACTGCTCTAGGAGCTTATGCTTTAGATGCAAACACCACAGCAGATAGAAATACCGCGGTAGGATACCAAGCTTTAACTACTGTAGTAACAGGTGCACAAAATACTGCTGTTGGGTATGATGCTTTAAAACTTAATACTGCTGATGCAAACACAGCTATGGGTGAACAAGCTTCGGTAGCTAATACATCAGGTGAGTACAATACATCGTTTGGATGGAGAGCATTAGCTTTAACTACTACAGGCGACCATAATGTAGCAGTTGGTGCGGGGGCTTTAGATAGTGCCACTACAGCAGATAACAATACAGCAGTTGGTTATAATGCTTTAACAGCGAATACAACAGGGACTCAAAATACAGCAGTTGGTATGAACGCAGCAGATGCAGTTACTACAGGTAGTTACAACACGGTTATGGGTGTAAATGCTCTAGCAGTGGCTACAACTGGAGACCAAAATGTTGCATTCGGTCAAGGTGCTTTAGCAGCAGTTACTACAGCAGACTACAACACAGGACTAGGGGATAGTTCTGGTGGAGCAATAACAACAGGCTATGGTAATGTAATGGTAGGGACTGCAGCAGGACAAAACTGTACTACAGCAGACCGACAAGTATCTATAGGTTATCAAACTACTTCACAAAATATTGATGGTTCGATAACTATCGGAGGAAGTGTATCTTCTGCTTCTTCTTCAAGTATATATATAACACTAGGATTTGGTTCTGATAGAACATATATACAACCTGGGGGATCATCATGGACTGGTACATCAGACTCAAGGTTGAAAGAAAACATTGCAGACCACACTTTAGGATTAAATTTTGTAAATGCTTTAAGACCAGTTACTTATAACTGGAAAAAAGAAAAAGATGTAGACAATTCTTTAGATTATTACAAAGAAGGTTCAAATAAGCGTGTAAATCAAGACTCAGAAACAGCAGATTTAAAACATGGTTTTATTGCACAAGAAGTAAAAGCTTTATTAGATAGTAATAGTTTAGATTCAAAATCTTTTAATCTTTGGATGGAAATGGATGACAGCACACAAGGTTTATCAGAAGGAGAACTTATACCAATTCTAGTTAAGGCTTTGCAGGAAGCTGATAATAAAATAGATGCGTTGACTACTAGAGTTGCCGCATTAGAAAGTTAATTAAACGGAGAATAATATGGCTCAAACAGTAGCAGAATGTTTAACAACAGCAACAGACAGCGTAACGCTTATCAACGACATTAATACTAATGGTAAGAAATCAGTATATGTTGGTGGTTCATCAGAAGCTGATACAGATATGTCACAAGCGAACATAAACGCATGCGTACAACGTAATGTTGACCACTTAGAAATTATATTAGCTTATGATGGCGAAAATGACACACCTAACGTAAAAGGATCATCTTCAAGTAAAAAGAATGATTGCAGTACAGCTATTACTACAGGTAAAGCATACATCTCAGCTAATTCGTAATGACTGAAAAAAGAACACAAGAAACTGAAGAACAGTCTGTAGACCCTAGACTACAACAAAGGATTGCATACACAGAGACTTTACAAGCAGAAATTAAGAATCTTCAGGAACAGATTGGACAGTTGCAATATCAACTGGACATACGAGTAACTGCTTTAGTTGCTTATCAAAGCACTTTAGAAGTTATAGAAGAACCTAAACCAAACGGAAAAGGAGAAAAAGATGATGTGGATTAATTTATTTATGTGGGTAACAGCAATTATAGCTATAGCTTCACTTGTAGCTGCGGTTACACCAACTCCTCAAGGAGATAAATTATTAGCAAAACTTTATAAAATTATAGATTTTTTAGCTTTGAATATAGGCAAAGCTAAAGATAAATAATGCCTAAAAAAACCGTAATGGAAGTAGCGGCACATATTGAAAGACACGAAGCAGTTTGTACTGAACGCTGGTTAGAAACTATTCATCGAATAAAACGTCTTGAACTTTTTGTTATTGCTACTTTAGTTACTTTATTACTAAGTGCTGGTGCTATTTTAGCAGAACAATTATTTTAAAATGACAGATGTTAACGAAGTATATTTTTCGTCCAGGGATCAATCGAGAGGGAACAGATTACTCTAACGAAGGTGGCTGGTTTAATGCCAACCTTGTTAGATTTCGTAAAGGACTACCAGAAAAAATAGGTGGCTGGGCTAAAGCCACTTTAAATACTTATCAATCAACTGTTCGAGCGTTACATGCTTGGGTAGATTTATCTTTAACTAAATATCTTGGTTTAGGGGCTACTTGGAAATACTATGTGAGGGAAGGAGACAACTTTTATGACATCACTCCGATAAGACTAACGACCGCCGCAGGAGACGTCACGTTTTCAGCTACTAACGGAAGTTCTACACTTACAGTAACCGACACAGCTCACGGCGCACAACAAAATGATTTTGTAACTTTTTCTGGAGCAGCCACGCTTGGTGGAAATATAACTGCTGCTGTCTTAAATCAAGAGTACCAAATAGCAACGGTTGTTAACGCTAATAGTTATACGATCACAGCGAAAGATACTTCAGACGCAACTGTAACAGCAAACGCCAGTGACAGCGGTAATGGAGGTTCTTCTGTTGTCGGTGCTTATCAAATTAATGTAGGCTTAGACGTTTATGTTGAATCCACAGGTTGGGGAGTAAGTACATGGGGAGCAGGCACATGGGGATCTTCTACGGCAATTACAGCTGCTAACCAACTAAGATTATGGTCACACGACAATTTCGGTGAAGACTTGGTTATAAACGTTAGATCGGGAGGTGTGTTCTACTATGACGTAAGTGCAGCCACTTTAGGAACTACTAGAGCTGTGGCTTTATCGGATTTAGCGGGGGCAAACCTAGCACCAACAAAAGCGTTGCAGGTTTTGGTTAGTGATATAGACAGACACGTTATATGTTTAGGGGCTGATCCTATATCGGGAAGCTCTAGGTCAGGAACGCTTGATCCATTGTTAGTCGCTTGGAGCGATCAAGAAAACGTTACTGAATGGGAGCCTTTACCAACAAATACAGCAGGATCTTTGCGTTTATCCGCAGGGTCTCAAATTATAGGAGCCTTGCGAGCCAGACAAGAAACTTTAATTTGGACTGACACAGCTTTATATTCTATGAGTTTTATAGGTCAGCCTTTTACGTTCGGTATAAATTTAGTAAATGAAGGTGTGGGGCTTATTTCTCCGAATGGTGCAATTAATACTCCTAAAGGAGTGTTTTGGATGGATAAAAAAGGTTTTTACACTTATAACGGTTCTGTTCAAGACATACCCTGTACGGTACAAAACTACGTGTTTAGCGATCTTAATGAAAGCCAAGTTTTTCAAATTTTTGGTTTTGTGAATAAAGAGTTTGATGAAGTAGGTTGGTTTTATTGTTCAGAAACTTCTACCGTTATAGATAAATATGTTGTATTTAATTATGAAGACGGAACTTGGACAATCGGAGAACTTACCCGAAGTGCATGGATAGATGAAGGCATATTTAATAATCCAATGGCGACATACACCACAAGCAACGTAGGATATTTATATAATCATGAAACAGGTAATGATGCAGACGGTGCTGCGATGGATAACGTTTTCATAGAATCTAGTGACTTTAACTTAGCTGACGGAGAAGATTTTCAATCAATTAGAAGAATCATTCCTGATATAAAATTTACAGGAGACGGGGGAACAGGACAAACTGTAAATGTAGTCGTGAAAACTAGAAATTTTCCTGCCGAAAGTTTATCAACGGCTACCACAGCTACTTGCACAAGTAGCACATCTAAGATAGATACTAGAATTCGAGCTAGACAAGCTGTGTTAAGGGTTGAGTCTGATGATGATAACACTTCTGGAGATAATCTAGGGGTTGGATTTAGAGTGGGCGTTACTAGAATGGATGTTCAGCCGAATGGTAGGCGATAGTGGCTAAAATATTAGAGACAAAATTACCAGTCGCTATAGGAGAAATATCTCCTGAAACTTTTAACAGGTTGGTTAGAGTTTTAGAGCTTAGTCTTAATAAAGTAGACATAGACTCAACGCTTTCTGTAAACGAGACACAACGTAACGAAAATCAGTTTCAGAAAGGCGATATTATTTGGAACCTAAGTACTGACCAACTACAATTATGGACAGGTGAGCAATGGGTAGATATTTATACGGGAACAGAAAATGGAGTAGAGGGTGTGGCTTCTCTTGGAAAAATTTCTGTTTCAACAAACGGATCAACTACGGTATCGATATTATGAACATAGATGAGTTAGAAAAAGAATTAATACAAGATGAAGGCTATGAATATGAGATTTATTTAGATCATCTTGGCTACCCAACGTTTGGAGTAGGACATCTAATATTAGAAACCGATGAGGAATTCGGTAAGCCAATAGGCACACCAGTTTCAGAACAAAGAATTAAAGAATGTCTTCGTAATGATATAGACATTGTATGTAAAGAATTAGATAAAAACATGACATGGTGGACAGAACTAGATGGCGTTCGTCAACGTGTCTTAGCTAATATGGCGTTTAATTTAGGTTTACCTAGATTGAGCAAATTTGTTAAATTTTTAACCGCTGTTCAAGCGTCTGATTGGGAGAAAGCTGCTGAGGAGATGATGGACTCTAAGTGGGCTACCCAAGTAGGTAATCGAGCAGTTAGGTTAAAAGAAAAAATGTTAAAAGGAGAATAAAATGCCTGGAATGAGAAAAACCAAATATAGAAAAAATGGAGGAGCTCTTAAGTCTTCGAAATATAAAAAGAAAGGCGGCGCTAAGAAAAGAAAAATGACGCGTAAAAGAAAATAAGTGCCTCATCTAATTAGCAATATTCCACATTTTAAATGTTGGGTGAGAAGGGAATTTACTGCTAATCATGGTGACTACCACGGAGAATTTTTGCATGCTATCGCTTTCGCTGTTAATACTATTCCTGACCGTTCGTTAAGTTTTCAAGTTGTGTTTACAGGTTGTGAAACAGAATATGACGATTGGGAAGAAGGTAATATTCATGGTGGGGCTATGTGGGCAAGAATGCCGATACAAGGTTTAGTAGCCGATATTCCTTTAGAAGAGTGGGGAGAGCCTATGGAAGACCATATAGCTCAACCTTGGGATTGTGAATCAAGAGATCATTCTGTAATCGTTATGGATAGAGTTAGTTCTAGTCCATGGCTTTGCAAAATAGATGGAAAGTTTTATACTGGTAAATATATGTTTACCGTGGATTATACAAATAATGAAATAGCAGACTGTCCTGCACAACACAAACAATCGCATGTATTGTACATTACAGAAGATTGTGAGTGGAAAGGTAACTTAATTGCATTACCTAACAATAGAGTAAGAGCAACAAGTCCTGCATTGTGGGTAACTGGAGAAGGGGCACCAGATTTTACTCCTTCACAAACATTACATTCTGCAGAAGGTCACGAAAGTTATTTAGATCCAAGTATAACTTTTAATAACTTATATCAGGAGGAGTAATGGCAAAAAAGACACATAAAACTAAAGACGGCAGAACAGCTAAAAAAGGTCTTTATTATAATATTAATAAAAAACGTAAAGAGGGCAGAAAACCTCGTAAAAAAGGAGCTAAAGGAGCACCTACAGCTGCTGACTTTAGACGTTCTGCTAAAACTGCTAAGAAGCTTAAAAAGAAAACTAAGAAAAAATAGTGGCAAAAAAGCGTAAAGAAAAACCTATAAGGCGCACTACAAAAGGAAAGGGCGCTAATTATCGACCCACGAAAAGCGGGGCAGGTATGACCAAAAAAGGTGTAAAAGCCTATAGAAAGAAAAACCCTGGATCTAAACTTAAAACAGCTGTTACAGGTAAAGTTAAAAAAGGCAGTAAAGCAGCAAAAAGACGTAAGTCTTATTGCGCACGTTCTGCAGGTCAGATGAAAAAGTTTCCTAAAGCCGCAAAAAACCCTAACTCGAGACTACGGCAAGCTCGTAAAAGATGGAAGTGTTAGTATGTATGAATATAGTTGCACAGTTGAAAGAGTGGTCGATGGAGACACTGTCGATGTTACTTTGGATCTTGGCTTTGACATTCTTCATAAGTGTCGTGTTCGTCTATATGGCATTGATACTCCCGAGTCACGCACTCGTAACAAAGATGAAAAGGTTAGAGGAAAAATGGCTGGGGCTTTCTTAAAAGAGGCTATAGAAGACGGAGAAAAAGTAGTTATACAAACAAAACTTAAAGACTCTAAAGGTAAGTATGGTAGAGTATTGGGAGATATAGTTGTAGATGATGTCAATATTAATCAACTTATGGTTAAATGTCATCTAGCAGTCGCTTATCATGGACAATCGAAAGATAATGTAGAAGCCGAACACATGCGTAACAGGGATATTCTAATAGAAAAAGGTTTATTTAACCCAGAGGAAGTAAAATGAAAATAGGTGGATTATTAAAAAATGTAGTAGGAGCAGTAGCTCCTACATTAGGAACTGCTCTTGGAGGTCCAATGGGCGGAATGGCTGCAAACATGATATCAGAAGTCTTAGGTTGTAAAAACGACGCTAAATCGATAGAAAAAGCCATAGAATCAGCAACTCCTGAACAAATGCTAGAACTTAAAAAAGCAGAACAAGCGTTTGAATTACAGATGAAAGAACTAGACGTAGATGTTTTCAAATTAGAAACTGCTGATAAACAAGATGCTAGAGGTAAGTTTGGCAAAGACTGGACAGCTAGAATAATGGGTGTAGCTACTGTGGGTGGTTTTTTAGCCTATATATTTTTAGTTACGCTTCAGCCCCCAGAACAAAATAGCGAAGCTTTAATAAACCTTGTTCTTGGCTATTTAGGTGGTTTAGCTTCTGCAGTAATTAGCTTTTATTTTGGAGCGTCGCAGAAACAAGATTAATGGAAGATATAACCCTATTTATAGCGGAAGTTGGCTTTCCGATAGCCGCCGCATTAGGTCTTGGTTTCTTCATATGGAAACTTATCAATAGAATTATTGATGGCATGGAAACAAAATTAGATGTATTAGACGATAAAGTGGCGGATCAGATAGAACAAATGGAACAAAGACTTGGCACAAAGTTAGACTCTCAACACGGCATTTTAGTTGCACTTATTGACAGGGTACGTAGTTTAGATAATGAAATTATTAGACAAGACACACTTATAAAAACAATACTCGGTGTGCCGCAGTTAATAGATAGTAATAAAATAGCAAAAGCAGATAGAGACGACCAAAGAAAAGATTGATGAGTAGGCAAGATAAAATTAGGGTATTAATAACCTGTCTTATGGGTTTATTTCTAATAGTCCTTACAACAATTATTAGTGCTGACGAAATGGTGCATAAATTTAAAAGTCCAAGTTTTTCAGGAGAAGGAACTTCTTCTCATTACCTTACGATAGAGAATCAAGAAACGAATCGAGCTCAAGCTATTAGAGATGAGATCGAAGCTTTAAGAGACGAATTAGAAAGAGAAGAAACGAACACAGTTGAAGCAAGGTTTATGCGAAACCTTACTTCAAGAATCTATGCCAACATAGCGAGACAAGTAGAGGCTTCATTATTTGGAGAAGATACAAATAAAAGTGGTTCTATGGAACTTGATGGCAACACTATAGAATATGAGATTAACGATGAAGAAGTCAAAGTTACTATTACTGACGAAGACGGAACAGTTACGGAAGTTATTGTTCCTGTTGGCGGTTTTACTTTCTAGTTGTACTTTGATGATAGACCCTTTAGATAATAATATCCCTCAAGTAAAACATATAGAAAAAGCAAAGGTAGAATCATTATATACAGATTTTACAGAAATACCAGAACCAGAAAGAAAACCTGTTGTTGCAGTTTATGCAGATAACTTTAAAGATCAAACAGGACAAAGAAGATCAAATTCTCAATATGCTACTTTTAGTACAGCGATTACACAAGCCCCACACGCATACCTTATAAGAGCATTAAAACACTCTGGATTTTTCGAAGTAGTTGAGCGAGTTTCTTTAGATTCAGTAACTAAAGAAAGACAGTTAATTCGTTCGACGAGAGAAACTTTTGACGAAAAACAAAAACTTATGCCCTTAAAGTTCGGGGACATGATTATGACGGGAGGAGTTCTATCTTATCAAGCTAACATAACAAGTGGTGGTATGGGAGCTAGAAATCTTGGAATAGGGGTATCGCGCCAGTATAGAGAGGATATAATAACAGTTAGTTTAAGAACTGTATCGGTCATGACGGGTAGAGTTTTGATAGAAGTTTTAGTTACTAAAACTGTTTTATCAGCTTCGCTTGATAACGATATATTTAGATTTGTTTCAGATAATACAGAGTTGATTGAAATCGAAGGAGGTGCTGTGAAAAATGAGCCAACCAGCATAGCCTTACAAATGGCGATTGAAACAGCTGTATTAGAAACAATAAATGAGGGTGTAAATAATAACTATTGGAGGATAAAAGAATGAAAAAATTTCTATTAATACTTATGTTATCGACGCCTTTATACGGAGCAGATAACGAAATCTTTGTTGACCAAAGTTCAGGTAGTTCTAATTCTAATATGGATTTAGAACAACTTGGCTCTGGTAACATAATCGGCGGGGCAGACGCTGTAGCAGGGACAATGACAGCCTTAGATTTAGACGGCACAGCTATGACCCTTGATATAAATCAAATAGGGGACAGTAATAAGTTCTTAGGCGATATAACCGCAGATTCTTATACAGGATTTTTTGAGTTTGACGGTAATTCAAATACGTTCAATATGAGCACCGATGAAACAAATACTTATGGAGCAGACTCGTCTAATTTAAATGTTGATGTAACAGGTAATACTAATACCTTTACATTAAATCACGCCATGGTCGCACAGGCAACTACATTAGATTTAGACTGGATTATAAACGGTTCTAGTAATACTATTACTTCAGCAATCGATATAGATGCAGCGACTAATTACATGGATATAGACGGTTCAGATAATTCTGTTACATATGACGGCGATGGATATGCGGGCGGATATTTTTATTTAGACCATACAGGAAGTAATAGGAATTTTAATATACAACAACAAAGTACATTAGATAATGACTGGCTTAAAATTATTAGTGTTGGTTCTACTTCTAGTACCGTTTGCGTTATTCAAAACGACCAAGGCACAAGCACAAGCTGTTGATATAGGCAGTATTAGCGAGTTACGTGGTAACGCACAAGTAGTACGAGATAAACCATACGGAGCTGAGTTGGCTTTTCCAATTCAGCAAATGGATAATGTAAAAACAGAAGCTGGTCGCGTAGCTATAAAATTCGAAGATGACACGATAGTTCGTGTTATGGATCATAGCAAATTAGTTATAGATACTTACATCTATGACCCAGATCCTAATAAATCTGAAATGGCTTTACGTTTCGCTAGTGGTACAGCTAGGTTTGTTACTGGTAAATTTAATAATAAAAAAGCGATTAATATTAGTACTCCGAGTGCTAATGTTTTTGTAAGAGGAACTGATTTTACAATTACTACAACCCCAGAGACAGGTTCTTCTTTAATTATCTTGCTTCCTGACGAATACGGTAATCCTAGCGGTGAAATTTTAGTTGAAACAGCCATGGGGCAAGTAATATTAAATCAAGCTTATCAAGCAACTACAGCCATCACCTTTAATCGACCTCCTTCAGCTCCTGTTATTTTAGATATTTCTCTTGAATTTATTGATAATATGTTAATAGTTAATCCTCCTAAGTCAGAAGAATTACTTGAAGAAGAAAGACAACAAACTTCTACAGATTATTTAGATTTTGCGGATTTAGATATAGATTTTTTAGCAGAAGATTTGTTAGAAAACAGCGCTGATTTAGAATTTACCGAACTAGATATAAATTATCTTGACGTAAATTTCTTAGAAGATTTATTAAAAATTATAGATGCATTAGCTATCGATGAGGATGATGACCAACTTACAAGAGTTGCAACGGATATAAAAATTGCAGGAACAAGTTTAGGTCAGGATAAAGAAACACAAATAACTACAATAATAACAGGACAAGTAGTTAGTCTTAGACGCGAGGTAGGTTCTAGTATACGTTTAGATTTAGACGGATCGAGTGCCTATACTTTAATTCTTTTACAAAACGGCGTAGAAAATGTTGTAAAAGTTAATGGCGGTTCAGCAAATACAATAACAATAAAACAAGGTAGTTGATGAAAAAAGCCATATTCGCCGTATTAATAATACTGCTAGGTGTCCCATTAGTATTACAAATATCTCCTTTAGAAACTTTAAAACTTAAAACTTTCGATTACTTTTTACCTGAACAACAACCTTCTGGTTATTTCACTATATTAAATATTACGGAGGAAGATATCGCTAACGAAGGCGGTTATCCTTTGTCTAGGCAAACATTAGCCCAAATACAAATTAATTTACTAAGGCAAGGGGCAATAGGTGTTGGTTGGGTTATAGCTTTCCCTCAACCAGATAGATTCGGAGGTGACTTTGAATTTACAGAAGCGTTACGTTTTGCACCTAGTGTTTTAGCTATGTATGAAAATAATACAGACGATTACCCACCTACAACAGGAACTGTAATTTTAGGTGAAGATATAGGTGGTATCGAGGCACAAGGCGTAGTACAAAACATTGAAGTATTAAAACAAAATGCTTCACAAGGTATAGCGATAGCTAGACCAGAAGTAGATTCATTAGTACGTAGGTTACCCTTATTAATGCGTACTCCTGACGGTTGGGTTCCTTCTTATGGAACTGAGGTATTGAAAATATTAGCGGGGGCAGATACTTATGTTATTAAAACAAATCAAAACGGTTTAGAAGAAATACGAGTAAAAGGTATACCACCTGTTCCTGTAGATTCTTTTGGTAGAAAATGGGTTAGTTGGGTAGATACACCGCAAACAGACCTTAAAGAAATGAATGTAGAAAACAAATTTGTATTTGTAGGATTCACAGCTAAAGGTATTATGCCTCAGCTTGCTACACCTGTAGGTTTGCTAGAGCCTCATAAAATACAAACAGCTTTAGCTGAAAGTATTTTGATAGAAAACAGCCCGTATGTCCCTGATTATGCGTTAGCTGTAGAGCTTATTATATTTACCGTAGCGATAAGCCTTATATGGGTAGTTTTAAACGTATTCGGAATAACCTCTGGAGTAGTATTAGCGACCTTTATATCGGGCGTAACTGCGTTTTCTGGGCTTTATTTAATAAAAAACGGGTTATTAATAGACGTAACATGGACTTTAATATCTGAAATATTAACAGGAACGACGGCTTTTTATATAAATTACCGTACACAATTTAAACTCCGTCAGCAAATTAAAAAACAATTCGAACATTATTTAGATCCTGGACAGGTCAAACGATTACAAGATAATCCTGAATTATTAAAACTAGGTGGAGAAAAAAGATACTGTACTTTTTTATTTACAGACGTAAGAGGGTTCACAGCTATGAGCGAAACTATGTCTCCAGAAGAAGTTACTATAGTTATGAATAAAGCACTTACTATACAACAAAAAATAGTACAAAAACATGGGGGTATGGTGGATAAATATATTGGTGATGCAATGATGGCGATATTTAATGCACCACTAGATTTAGAAAACCACGCACATAAAGCTGTTCTTGCCGCTATAGAAATGCAACAACTTATAAAAGAAGAAGGTATTGGTATAGAGATTGGAGTTGGATTAAATACAGGAGAAGCTGTAATTGGTAATATGGGCAGTGATACGCGCTTCGATTATACAGCCATAGGTGATGCTGTAAATACAGCCGCTAGAATGGAAAGTAGCTGTAAAGAAGTCGGAGAAGATATAGTTATTACAGAAAATACAGCTTTAGAAACACAAATAAAACTTAAACAACTAAAACCGATAAAAGTAAAGGGAAAAGAAAAACCAATAAATATATACACAGTCAATAATCATGAAGTATAATCAACTCATCAGTTCTTTACTGCAGCCTTCGGGAACGGCTTTATCCGCTAATAAACCATACTGGGAACACTATGCAAATAATAAAGAACATATCAAATAAAGAAAGGATACTGCCGTGAGTTTAGAAGTTTTTGCTGCAGTAGTAAGTGCCTTATCTTCGGCTAAATCTGCCTTCGATCCTGAATCTTCAGGCGGTGGCGGTGGTGTGTCGGCAGAAACGCAATCAGGCAGCAGCGATTTAAATTATACTCCTGTAGGTTTAGAATCTTTAGAAATAACTCCTTTCGAATACGCTCTTTTAGAAGACGTGTATAAACAACAGGTAGAAGAACAGCCACAACAAATGTATTATGGTGGTCCGCTGTATGCAGAAAATGGCGGAGGTATTGGTGATTTATTTGAAGACATAGAAGTTTCTATGGAAGTCCCTACAGCTCCAACCCCAGAAGAATTTTTTGAAGAAGATAAGAAAATAGATAGACAAAGACGTAGAGATTTTATGACTGATACGTTAGCCGATGTTGCTTCTTATATAGATTTATTAGCAGAAACTAAACAGTTATTAGACCCAGAAACTCGTTCTTCTGTTCGTGGTCGAGGTAATATAGTTCCAGGAGCGAGAGGACAAAGGGGAAGAGCGTTATCAAATAAAGACCTTAGAATCGGAGGCACAACTATTAACCCTTTCGAATATAAACAATACAAAAACGGTGGCGAAGTTGATGCGGTATTGGATAGAAGAATGTTCGCCGCTAACCCAATGTTTCATGGTGGGGATGTTAGAGGTCCAGGTGGTCCGAAAGATGATTTAATACCAGTAATGGCAAGTAACGGTGAGTTTATGCTTTCTAAAGCGGCGGTAGACCAAGCGGGCGGTGGAAACCACTCTAAAGGTATTGCTAGATTAGAAGCTTTTAATGAATTAGGAAACCAGAGATATGGCTGATAGAACGCAACGAGAATATACTGCTCAAGCCCCTGCAGGGTATATAGGGGATTTTTTACAACAAGGTATATTCCCTTATTTAGGTGCTTTTTTACAAGACCAATTTACAAATATAGGAAGACCTGACGCAACTCCGTTTACGTATACAGGTGAAAGGATAGCGCAATTCGATCCTAGAGAACAATATGCTATGGATTTATCCGATGCGGCTATCGGTTCGTATAGACCGTTTGTAGCAGATGCTTCAGATATTTTATCGACAGGCGCACAAGATTTAAGAAATATACAAGGCGCAGGTTTAGGTGCTTTTGGAGAAGCAGGAGCAGCAGCAGAAGCAGGAAGAGGTGAATTTGATCCAGCTTCCGCTAGTAGATATTTTGATCCATATGAAGATCAAGTAGTTCAACAAACTTTATCTGATATTAGTGAAGGATTAGCTAAAAGCGATATGGCGCTTAGAGACAGAGCTGTTGACGCGGGAGCTTTCGGAGGTTCTAGAGGTAGATTAACACAAGAAGAATTAGCAGAAACAGTAGGTAGAGGAGCAGCAGAACAAGTAGGAGCTTTACGTAGTAAGGGTTTTCAATCATCTCTTCAAAATGCTATGACAGGTTTTGAGGGTGCTCGACGCAGAGACCAAGGAGCAGGACAGTTATTTACAGGTATAGGTACTGGTTTAGGTTCTTTAGGTAACGTAGGCGCGACAGGTATGTCGCGTTTTGGAGCAGGTATGGCAGGATTAGGCTCACAATTAGCGGGATTACAGCAAGGAGATATTAATCGTACTATGGGTATAGGTTCATTAGGTAGGGGAAGAGCTCAATCTGAATTAGATAGAGCTTATTCTGATTTCGTAGGAACTTATAATTTACCAATGACTACATTAAGTAACGTTGGTTCTGTATTAGGGGCTCTCGGACCGATGGCAGGTGGTTTTGGATACGCAGGATCTAATTTTGATGCTGACACTAATTATACGGGTGCAAATGCAGGTAGTCTTTTTTATCCAAACACGGGACCAATGGGCACAGTAGGCGCTAATCCTTATGGCGGGGGAACGAATCTTATGACAGGTGGAGTGAATCCTTATCTTGGCGGTATATACGGATCAACTGTAGGAACACAAACATACGGCATGAATATGCCAGTAGCATAATATGGCAAACGGAAGACAAAGAAGAGGATTAGGAACACTACCATTCCCAACGTTTAATGCGGGCGGACAGGGCGGCGTAATACCGCAATTACAACTTAGACCTGCACCGATTAGGTTTCCTCAAGCAGGCGGCGGAGGCGGCGGCGGTAGAAAAGAGATAAACCCTGCCGCATATTTTGCTCCTGGACTCGTTAGTTTATTAAGTGATAGATTTTTACCTCAACCCGCAATTAAAGAAAGACAACCTACAGGCGACCCTGCGATTGACAGAGCCAGAATGCAAGCTGATTTAATATATGGAGCGGAAAGAGAAGATCCTACATTATTCCAAGAGCTCCTACCTATGGGTATCAATGCGTTAGTAGCTGCGGGATTTGGAGATGAAGGCGGAGCACAATATGCACAAACAGCTATTAACAGATCGATAGCTAATAGAGACGCAAAACGTAACGTAGACGCCGCAAAAAGACAATTTATAAAAGAACAGTTAGCTCCTGAAACAGCACAAGATCTAACTGTAATAGACGTTAATAAAGCTAAAACAGGTGTTATCGATACGCGACCTGCAATTTTCTTACCTAAATCTCAAACAACATTAGTACACGATCCAAAAAATCCTAGGGCAAATAAACAAGGGTATGTCGAAACATCTGACGAAGCTTTAAAAGGAACTCGTTGGATCGATGTAGGAGATTTTGATACAGGTGGCGCGGGACTTAGTGATTTCTTTAAAGATCCGACATATAAAGAATTATTAAAAGCCCAACAAGAACAGATGTCTAAAGATAAAGCTATTTTAGATACTGTCACAATAGCAAACGGTACGATAGAGTTTTTAGATGAAGCAATAAAAGATCCATCTAAAAATCCAACGACGATTACAAATTCTTTCTTAAATTTTGGTAATGATCTTTTTGCTAATTTCGATCAAATAGCTAGTCTTAACGGTACGCGATCCGTGGACAGTTTCTTTAGTAAAAGTCAAAACGGAGGCACACTCGCAGGAACAGGGGTTAATGCTCAAAACTTATATAACGCATTAAGATCAGGCGACGAAGATCAAATACGTTTAGCCAGTGATGCTTTCGGAGAAGCTATGGGTATTGACCTTAAAGGTATTATGGGTGACGCCTCTTACCGTAATGTAAGAACTAGAGCAACATTACTACAACTTGCGTATATGGCGGCGGCTGCTAACGGACAAACAGGTCGAACATTGTCAGATAAAGATTTACAATACCACTTAGAAATTGTAGGTTTCGGTGCTTCTCAAGATCCTAGAGTATTAAAAGCAAATTTACTCGCTTTTATCGATTCGTTAGAAAAAGGAGCAGATACGCAAACTATGGTGTATTTACCTAAAGAAGGAATGGGTCGTTTTAATATGCAAGAAAAACAAGCACAATCCATTATAGGTATGTACTATGATCCTATTACGGGAGAAGATGGAAATAAACAATGGGAAAATTATTTAGGATATACCTTTAGACCTTTTTCTACTCGTTATAAAGATAATCCTGAATATAAAATATTTAAACAACACCAAAGACCTTCTAATGTTGCAACAGGTGGCGGTACAGGCACCACAGATGATACGGATATTTCAGAATTAGAAACTATATTACAAGGATAATATGTCAGCTGTTTTACCCGACACCACTACTTTCGAGGAACTTCGAGATAAAAAAGCGGCGGCATTAGCAAATGCTCCAATTTTTGCTGATAACCAAAATCTTCTTTACAAAAATTATGTGTCTCCCGTTGAACTTAATACGTTAGTTTTAAAAGATCCAGAAGTTGCTGAATTAGCTAAACAAACATACGGGGAAGATTGGCTAAATAAAAGATTACCTTTTGTAGACCAGATAATTGAAAAAAGAGTATCTCCGTACCGCAGAGCTCCCATAGTTTATGACATGGAAGAACGTCAACCAGCTTATGTTGAAGCATTAAAAAACTATAAAGAAAGAGGACAGTTTAGAGATTTTCCAGGGAACGTGGCTCCCGCACCACCACCAGAGCCTGTTGGGTTAGCCGTACAAAAAGAATTAGCCGCGTTAGGGTTTGATCCACAAAAACAATATACAACAGGTGATTTTGGTAAAGACGCTAAATTAAGAACGTTAGGGAGTTTCGGTCCTAGAAATCTAACCACGCAAGACTTAGCATATTTATTCGAAAATCAAGACATCGAATTAGAAGAAGCTCCTCGATATATAAACCCTAGTAAACCAGAACTAGGTGTATTAATAAAAGAAAAAGGAGCAGAAGATTACGAAATATTTGATTTACCTCAATTTACAGGCTCAGATATCCCTGAATTTTTAGTACAAGAATTTCCTGCGATTGCAGGAGATATAGCTTTAACTATTTACGGCAGTAAAAAGTTTGAACCTTTAGCAACAGGCATAAGCAAAACTCCTATGGGTCGTTTTACTGAGTTAGCGAAACTCAGTGGACTATCTGCTACTGGAGCGGCTGGCGGAGATTTTCTAAGACTACTTATAGGTAGTGAGTTAGGAGCGCACGATAGAGATTTTAGTGAGATGCTAAAAGAATCAGGGATGATAGGCGCACTTACTTTCGGAGGAACTCTTGCAGTAACAGCCGCTATGAAAGGCATACCCTCCATATATAGAAAAATTACAGGAGAAGATGTTCCTCAATCTTTCTTTAATCAAATGGACGAACTTTTACAAAAAGCTCAAGCCAGTGAAAGAGGAGAGGCTATATTCCCTTCAGTAACTTACGGTGATGAAATTTCTGTAAAAGCAATTAGAGATGCGATTAGAGAACTAGCTGAAATAACGGGTAGAGAATTTTCTGAATACAACCCTACTATAGCAAGTAGAACAGGACTACCTACTGCAGAAAATTTCGAACAAGTTTTTCTTAAAAACGCCGATAACCCAGAAGTTGCCGCTTTATATTCAGCATTAAAAACAGGTAATGAAGAAGTTATCAACCAATTTATTAAAGCTTTAAATGAAGGAATAGGCGAACCATTTACAGGTGTTACAGGTGCGGAAGTTGGGGAAGGTGTTAGTGCTTTAATTCGTCAAGACGTTGCCACAATAGAGCAAAATGCAAGAGAAGCGATAGATAGTTTAAGAAACAATTTATTAGAAACAGAAGATATTGCAACAGGTGGTCAGGTTTTATTAAAAGAAGTACCAGACGAAAGAATATCCACTCCTTTATTTGAAAGAACAACAACACGTTTAGGCGAAATTAAACAACAATACGTTGAGCCGTTTGCTAGAGCTTTTGATGACGCTATTAATAATCCTAGATATGCAGATGCCCCTCCGACAGGCGCTGGATTTACAAGAGGTCCAGCAACAAATTGGGATAAAGTGTCTAAACGACAAACAGATCAATTATTTAGGTCTGCAGATAGCGCAGAAGCGAGAGGATTGTTAAACGAACTTTTAGGAACAGAAGGTGGCACTGTTTTAAAAAGACTACAAGGTAGAGATCCAAAAGGTAAATTAGCTTCTCCTGAGTTTAGTTTACAAGAACTCAATCAAGCACGAACAGTGTTAAATGATTTTGCAAGTAGAATACAAGACAAAAATCCCACAGCTTTTAAACTTGCTAGAGATTTAGAAAGAGGGATAGAACAACAAATGTATAGATACCTTGAAGGAGGAGCAGCTAAAGAATCTGGTTTCAAGATTGGTTCTAAACAATTAAAAGAGTATATGCAAGACACAGGTTATGGGTTAGATATAGCTTCTGCATGGACACAGCAGGCAAAAGCTATAAAAAGATCAAACTCTGCAGCGATACAAAGTATTTTACAAAGAGAACCTGAAACAGTTGTTGACTACATCTTAAGTACCAGCACTCCTGGAAGTAAATTTAATTCAAAAATGTCAGACTTTGTAGAGGTAGTTGGAAAATCGGGTGGTGATGAATTACTAGAAGTACGTAGAGCACTTTCACAAAGAATTAGACAAGATATCTTAGATCAACCTGATAAAACCCCGTTACAAATAGCTCGTGAATATAGGGCGTTTTTAGATGACCACAAAGGAACTTTAGAAACTGTTTTTGGTGGTGATTTTAAATACTATGGATCACCTACAGCTTTTGAAAAGAATATTTTAAAACCACTACAAAAAGCAGAAGACGATATAAATGCACTACAAGCTCGTTTTGGGGATTTAGCAAATCCTGATCCAAGTGTGACTAATATAGTTACACGTCTTTTAAATGTATCAGAAGACGCAAAAATGTCAGGACAAGTATTTGTAGATCAAGAATACATGCTCAATATAATAAATAGAAATCCGATATTGAAAAAACAAGTAGCGCAAGCTACTAAAGCATGGATTAACAATAAAATATTCAAACCATCGCCTGTAGGTCAGGGAACCGTAGTAGATGAAAAAGCTTTAAACAGATTAATATATGGAGGTTTCGGACCTGAAGAAATAACAGGGCTGAGCTTTGATGATTTTGTCGCACCTTTACTAGGGACAGAAGGTAAAAAATACACTAAAAATTTAAAAATATTTAATAACCTAGTTCAAAGAGAAAGAGGCGTATTAGGTAGAGATCCTGCGATTGAACGTGTTATAAAAGAAAGTGCAATTCCACAAACAGAGTATTTGCGTAGATTTTTAATACCGCCATTAACACAAACAGGTCGAAGGTTAACCGCCGCAGAAGTTTTATCAGGCGAAAAAAGTAGAGCCTTTCTTGGACAAATGTTGTTAGATGACGAATTATTTAAACAAACAATGAAAGCATATCAAGGACAGATAACTATGGATGCGTTTGGAAGATTTTTAACTTCCTACGGTATTGTAGAAGCTGTTGATTTAGGTAATGAATTAAGGTATTACGATACCCAAGAAAAAAGACAACCCAAGGGTAACTTAGGTGATACAATAGTAGAGACAGCAACGGGAACATTTGGAGGAGGGTTTAACTAATGGGTCCAGGATTTGGCGGAATAAACTTAGGTGGGTTTGCGTTACCAGACTTAAACATGGACGAGATCAATGCGGGCATTGCATCGCAAGTCGCTCAATATCTTGCAGAACAAGAATTAGCAGAGGCGACTAACGAATACGAAAAAGACGCGGCTGAAACAAAAATAGAACAAGTTAATGAATTTCAAACAGGACTTGGTTCGTTGCCTCCTGTTGTAGAAGAAATAATGCAAACATTCATTATGGAACCTGATAGATATGATGATATAAGGAATACAGTTGTAGATGATAAAGTACCTTTCGAAGATTTTCCTGCATCCCCCAATCAATTTGATACCATAGAAGCTATTTCTGATAGAGATTTTCCTACATTCGTAGAGCCTTCAGCACCTCTACCTCCTAGCATAGAAACAACCATAGAACAAATAATAGAAAACTCACTTCCACCAGCCCAGATTGTACCTGAATCTGAGTCAGGTATTCCCAGCATGGTTGATCCAGGTCCAAGCACATCGATAGTCGACCCAGTTATAGAATCTGTCTCTGATATAAATTTTCCTACATTCACAGAGCCTTCCTCATCTATAGACACTTATAATCCAAATTATATGAGCGGCGAAGATGAAAGGTTTATAGCCATACAAAACGAAGCACCATACAGACCTGATTCTGAAGTAATTTTAGCAGAAGACGACCCACCAAGATCATTTCCAATAACAGGAGAAGACTTAGGTTTGCCAATGGGAGAAGGAATACCAATGCCAGCTGGAACTATAATTGAAGGTGATCCAATAAGACTGCCAGAAATGGATCCAAACTTTACAAGAATAGTTCAATCCCCCGTCAGTAATTTAATACAACAACAAAGAGCCGCGTATAATTCAGCATTACAAAATGCAGTATATAACCCACAACCTCAACAACAACAAGCATACGTTAGACCAATGTCTGCTGCAGAGTTTGGAAGCAGACCAGGACAAGAGCCTGTCACAACCATGGGCACACCAAACCCAAATATGGGTACACCAGATCCTTCTACTGATCTAGGTTATCCTTCTCCTAATTTAGGTTATCCTCCTCCTGAACTAGAGTATGTAAGAAGAAGCAGAGGAGGAGCACTTAATTCAGGATTAGGTGGGTTGCCACCGATGCAACAAAACGATAAACTAACACAACTATTCGCACAGTCGTTTAGACCAAGGAGATAAATATGGCGATGACACCAACAGAAGAAATAATGATGATGGGCAAAAGAGCAGACGTACCTATGGGTAATCCTAATGCACCTGCTAAAGGAGCTGGAACACCCCCACCAGAAGCTATGGAAGCTATGGCGGCACTTATGGGTAACGAAACAAGTTTAGGTTCAGAGATGGATAGACAGATGCCTGCGGACAGTGGTGAGATGTTAAAACAAGACGCAGGAGCTTTAGCAGAAGCTGTAGTTGGTAGAACAGGCGGTGATGTACAACAAGCGTTAATGTTGTTAGATGACGCTAAAGCTATGTTAGAAGCAGCTGCTCGTGTGCCTCAAAGAGCAGCAGAAGGAAAAGCGTTAAAACCTATTCCTGAAAATAATAAAGGATTACCTAAACTTGATAAAGACGTAAGAAAGAAAATGGGCTTTATGGCTGATGGCGGCGGTATTATGAGCGCGGAAGAAGCCATGAAACAGCTAGAGCAATACAGGTCTTAACCGATCCAATCTTTCCATTTATCATCACCTAGTACTTCTTGTGCTAGGTTGAGCTTGTTTCGTAAAGCTTTCACAATTTTTTCATCGACTGTATCTTTCGATATCAAATCAATATAAGTTACTTTATTAACCTGTCCGATACGGTGCGCCCTATCTTCTGATTGTAATCTTTTTTCTAAATCGTAATTATTACTGTAATAAACAACGTTACTAGCTTGGTGTAAGGTGATTCCGTAACCACCTGTTTGGGTATTACTTATTAGATACTGTAAGCTAGAGTTGGGATCTTGAAACCTATCAATAATAGGTTGTCGTTCTTCTTCTGGTGTACCTCCGTAATAGGTAGCTACCGCATCAGTTCCTACAATATCGTTAAGAGTATTTAAAATCCGTTTTATATCGTACTGGTAATTAGCCCATATAATTGTTTTACCCTGTATTTCTTCCAATACTTTTAATAATTCTTCTAATCGATTGTTTTTAATTTCTATTTCTTCACCTTGGTCATGTTTTACAAAACCACAAGTAACTTGGTGTAGCCTTAATATCTGAGTTAGAACCGAGCTAACGCTAACTATTTCATTCGATTCAAGTTCCGCGATGGCATAGTCTTTTATTTGGTTATATACCTTCTTTTGTTCAGGCGTAAGTTCTACTTCTCTTTTTTGATATACCTTATCGGGTAAATCTAAACATTCTTTCTTAAGGACGCGATACGAGAACGTAGATACTTTATCAGATAGTTCGTCTAAGTTTTGATAACCGACTACTTGTCTAAAAGTTCTCTGCCCCATACTTCTATTAATTACTTTCGCGTAATGATTTTGAAACGTATAGAATGACGAATAGCCGAGCAACTGAGCGCATAGGAACTCTGATTGACTGTATAGGTCTAGTGGTGATTGGGTAACAGGAAAACCTGTTAAAATACGCCTGTATTTGCTTTGTAATGCCAACTTAACGAGGTTCTTTGTCCGTTGTGCTTTCGGGTTCTTTATTGTGGTAGATTCATCAACCGCCATCATAGCGTTATGAGTTAGTAAAAACTTTTCTACAAACGCCACACCCTTCTTAGTACTAAAGGCTTCTACGTTAATAACTAATATCTTTAAATCGTCTGTAACTTCGAATAACTTTGTAAGCTGTAATTTTTCCTTTTTAGTTGGTGCGGGATTCCATACGCCTATACGCCTTATTATATGTTCGGGCATATGGGTTGGTATCTCACGTTCCGACCAGTTCTTATATACGCCTTTCGGTGCAATTATTACAGCCGCGTTGATAGCTCCTCTGTCGTAGAGTACAGCTATATTATCAACAAGTACTTTAGATTTACCTGTTCCCATTTCCATGAAATAAGCATATTCTTTCTTATCCCATGATCTTTTCAACGCCTCAAGCTGATGCTCGTACGGCTCCGTTTTAAACTTATATTTCATAGTAAACTTTCTAATTTCTAATCCGATATATT